TACTATTGTTGAGATTTGGCTCATTTTTGAGCCGACCATTGCTCTCGCTTGTTGCTCTCTTGGTTGTATTTGGTTCATTTTTTATCCTTTCTTTATGAAATAATCGTCTCCGTCAGCATACGCCATAACTGCTCCTATGGCTGTATAGCTCTTTTCTAACTCTTTTTGTATCTTTGCTAAATTTAAAATGATCGTTTCGTCTTTGCTTTGCGAAAGCTTTTTGTATCTCTCTTTGTAGTAGTCACGCTCTGCCTTTATCTGTGCGTATATGGGATCGCTTGGGCGTGGGTTGCTCGCCTTTTCTAGCTCGTGCTTTAAAACAACTATCTTGTCATTATGCTGTTTTAGTTGGCTTTTGTAGCTGTTTATCTCTCTTTTGTGACGTTTTGCGTTGTCGATCAAGACGGCGTTAAGGTCGGCTACTTTGCTAACAAGGGATAAATTCTTTTGCCTGGTCTCTTTTGCAAGTGTTAGTTCGCTAAGTATTGTTTTTTCTAGCTCTTGCTCCGCCCAAAGCCTGAAGCATTTAGCCTCTTTGCTTCTGATAAACATACCAAGCTTGATAATACCGCGCAAAGTCCATTTAATAAGTGGGCGGTTGCGGTCGTTTTTAACTATGACAAAATGAATGCCCTCGACTATCTCATCTGCGTGCTCTCGCTTATGATCCCTGATGTTAGTTACCGAAGTGCCATAACGCTTGGCGACGTATTCAGTAGTGAATGTTTGGAAATTTAGAATTTCAACTTGTGTTTGCTCTGTTTGAAATAAATTTTGCATATTTTCGCCCTTTATGTGGATATTGTTTAAATATTTGGCGAAACTATATCAATATTATTTAGATTTGTCAAGTAGTTTTGTAGATATTATTTACAAATATCTTTAAAAGATGTGGATATTTTTAATAGACGGAATTTCCGTCCATTAATCAATCATTGTTTTTATCGCGGTTCTCAATGCTTTGTAGTTTTCAAGCTCCTTTTTTAAATTTTCGTTTTCAAGCACCAAATTTATGGCGGCTTCGGTTTGTGTGCTGATTTGCCCTTTTGCGCTTAGCGTTCGCAAACTATCCGCGCTCATTCCTATCCTCTCTGCTAACTCTCTTTGAGTTATGCCTAGCTCTTTACATACACGCTTAACGATGTTACCATCTGCGGTCATTGTTCACTCCCTATCAGATCCAAAATAATCACTTCTTTTATTTTGTTATATTCCTTGACGGTTCTTATTTTGAGTTTTATACTTTCTCCGTTTTCAATAGCAGTGGCTAATCTAATGCGAGCTTCAGCACTTATTAGATTTGCGCTTACCCATTTGATGCCATTTACATCAATCTTAAATTTCCTATCGCCGTTACTAGTCTTTTCATATCCCAAAATAGAAAAATCATCTATTTCATCAAAAGTAGCCGTGGTATCTATGAGTTCTTTGAATTCATAATTTTTAGCTTTTTGATAAGTTATAGGCTCACTTTCGTTGTTAAACGTCGCGGTTTCGTTTTCTTGTAGGGCAGAGGCTATTTTTGCCTTTGGTTCATTTATGGCTTTTTGTAAATCTTTATCAGCTTTTAAACTTGCGATAATGCGTCTATTTTCACTTTCTGCGCTTATTTTTGCTAAATTCTCATTATGTGTAAGATACTCGCTATAAGAATAGCCACCCAATATCATCAATGCTACCGATACTATTATAATAACTTTTGCAATATCACTCATACCTTTTATACCCTCCAATAATACCTTAATCATATTTTCAAGGTCTATTTTTAAACAACCTCGCTCTAATTTAAAAGTTAGAAGTTGTGTTTTATCAATACCCGTAATTCCGTAGTTTTTCTCTAAAATAGAAACTATCTTATAAAAGTTGTCTTGATAAGATAAGACCATTTTTGCAATATCTGCATTTATGTAGCCCTCGTCATAATCATTAAACCTGCCACCTTCAAGCTTGATACTATGTGTTATTTGTCCGACCTGGCTTATGATTACTTTTTCTCCGTTAGCTAGTTTTTCCTGTAATAAACGTAAATCATTCAACGTATTGATTGAAAAATACCCATTATTCATTATTGTCCTTTTTGCTTACTAATTTTGTCTTGATTATACAAAAACCTACTTTGGTTTTAGATAATCTTTCAAATTTACGCTATCTGTTCGTAAAATTTCCACGCTGGCAAGCTCAAAGTCTGCACCGCCTCTATCTTGTCGCCATCTTTTTTTGCATAACCCCACCACTCGTCACGCTCACGGCAATATTTGTAAAGCTCTAATAATTCAAGATATGCTTTGCGACCTTGTTCTATTGCTGCTGCATCAAGCTCATAAAAGCCTACAAAATAAGGGGCTTTTGTTTCAACGGCGATAAATAAGAAATAATTTACTTCTTTACCTAAGCTTCTTAAAATATCGCTGTAAAACGCTGCTTGTATGTGGTAATTAAAACTAGCGACCGATTTAGCAAAGCCAGTAGCAGAAGCGTCTGAAGTTGTTTTTAGATCGATCACTGCACCCATTTTCTCATTATAAAAATCAGGGCGACATTTGACCGCTACGCCCTCTATCTCACTAAAATAGCTTTGTTCGGCTAATCCATCTTTTAAAAAAATGGCTGTTTCACGCATTGAATTAACGCTATTTGCTATCTCTACGGCTGAGCTAAAAATATCAGCATCAAGCGAGGTTTTATCGCCTAAATTTTCTAAAAAATCGTTGTAGATCGCTTTGCCCTCTTTGGTGCGTTTATCAACGTCAGGCTCTACGCAAAACTCATTTGAAAAATCTTTTGGCTCTAATACTAACTTATGCACGGCAGAGCCTAGTAGCAAAGCCTTTGTAGGCTCGCTTCTAAGCTCGTTTTTCATTTTTAAGTGTAAGGGGCTACGCGCTAGTAGGTCGAGGTCGCTTTTTGATATTTCAGGGCGCGCGTGGTAGTCTTTATTACTAATATTTTTGTTGTCTTCTGCCGCTTCATCAAAACTAATTTCAAACATTTAACACCTCAATTTTACTTAGATTGGTTATACCCGCCGCGGCTAACATCTCCTTAATCTTGTCCGTTAGCTTGTCGTGCGGAGCGTTTGCTGGAGCTTTAACCTCAAACTCGGCGCGGATAGTGTAGATAGCCTTGCCGTTTTCGGCTTCGCGTGGTTTTTGCAAAATTTCACGTTGTGTGTCATAAAAAGCTTGTGGGTTTGGGGTTGCTTGCTCGGCTTTTGCGCGCTCAATAGCCTCTTGTTTTTCTTTTTCAGCTCTTGCTAGTAGTTCAGCCTCTCTTTGTGCGGCTTTTGCTTCTAGCTCCGCCTTTTCTCTAGCTGCTCTTTCCTCTGCTTCACGTCTTGCTTGAGCTGCTATTTCGGCATCTCTAGCCGCTTTTTCTTGCTCTGCGATCTTGGCCTGCAAGATTTCGTTTTCAAGGGCTTGTATTTTTGCCTCAATCGCCTCTTTCGTGGCTTTTGCTAGAGCTCCAGCAGATGTTACCGCGCTTAATTTAATTAGATCGGATGTATTTATTCTTTCAAAATTTAGCCCTTTTTCATCGCAAAGAGCTTTTGTATATTCAGCTATCCTTGCAGCGATTGCTTCAAGCTTGGCGTTTTCAAAATTTGCCACGCCGTTTGCTATCTTTTGGCGGCCGTCCGTGATGATAGCTTCGATCTCTTTTTTCTCGGCTTTTAGTTGATTTACTGGAGCTGAAATTTTATCAATATAAAATTTATATCGCTCGCCAATCTCTGTTTTAACCTTATTAAAATTTGCCATCACCTTTTTGGCTTCAGGGATGTTTTCCTCAGTTACATTGATAGAATATTTTTCTACCTGCCTGCTAGCTTCAGCTTTTAGTTCCTCAAAATTAGTAGTCAATTTTTGACTATCTGCTGTTTGTGCCTCATAAGTTACAATTAATTCCATTTTTTATCCTTTTTTAACGTATTTATCATTTATGCTAAAAATTTCTCAATTTTTTAACAATTTCTAAAAACTCACCTACCGTCATATTTGGCTTGCCATAAAACTCAACAAGCCTCATCAGAATATAAGAGCGCATCTCTTTCAGCCTCCTCTCGTAGTTTTTTTAATGTTTGCTTATAAGTAGTCGTGTAGCTTAAAAAAGCTTCGTTACTAATGCCAACTTCAACACATAACACATAAACCAAGGCGGCGTAGGCGAAAAAATCTTTTTTGCAATGCTCGATTAGAAGATCAACTATTTCGCCGCTGTTTTCGCCAAGGGCGTTTTTAAAGGTGTAACGGTGGAGGTTATATACAGCTTCGATGTCGCTTATTAGTGGGTCAAACTCTTGATTTAAATTTATGTGTGCCACGTCGCTTTCGGCACATGCTAAGTCATAGCTCAAACTCATTTTTAACTCCTTTTGATGTTTAAATAGGCGATGTTTTTTATCTCGCCGCCATTGCTGAAAACTATGCGAAAAAATCTAATTATCTTTCTCATTTTTAAGCTCCTTAAACTAT